CAACATGCATTCAAACAGGGGAACTGTGTATTCTGTCTTGTTGGCTTTGGCTACCATCTTGTTTACAGTAGTTTCGCTGAAGCCTGCTCGCATGTCTTTGATCAAGATGCGGCGATACCAACCATTCCATTGTGCCTGTGTACTAGCACTCAAGGCCAACTCAATGGCATCACGTGCAGCATGGCCAGTGAAGTCTCTACGGCTCAATCCCAGCGCCAGCTCTTTGAAAGCCACCCAAGGCAACCCTTGTCCATCTGGACCACCATGTAGGGGAACTTTCTTAACACCGAACGTGATCATGGGGTCGTAGCAGAGCCTAATGCCTTCGAACAGTTCGTCGTTGTTGGCTTCAGCTTCTCTTAGAACAACGGCCTCTTTGGCAAGGCGGCTATTGTCCGATTCAAGTTCTTCGATAATTTGGTGCATTAAAGGATCCTGTGTGTGTAATAATGTCTTATTATACAGGATTTTCCATCAGTTGTCAAACACTAAATGAGCTACCGCATCCACATTTACTGGTAGCATTGGGATTCTTTATAACGAATTCGCTGCTCATTAGGGTTTCTTTATAGTCTACAGTAGATCCCTGTAGATATTGCATACTCATAGCATCAACTAGAAGTGTTACTCCAGGTTTATGAATAACAAAGTCGTCTTCGGCTTGTTCTTGATCCAGTGTGAATCCATAACTGAATCCGCTACACCCGCCACCCTGGACAAACACTCTAAGTTTTACCAAAGGATCATTTTCCTCTGCTAGGATATCGGCAATCTTTAATATAGCCGAATCAGTGATGTCAATTACGTTATGTTCCAGTTCTGTCATGGTTCATCCTATAGTCATCCACTGCGGCTTTTATAGCGTCTTCTGCAAGTATGCTGCAATGTATTTTAACCGGCGGGAGGGCCAGTTCTTCAGCAATTCTTGAATTAGTAATCGCTCCCGCTTGGTCAAGCGTTTTTCCCTTGATCCATTCAGTGACGAGGCTTGAACTGGCAATGGCGCTGCCGCATCCGTAGGTTTTAAATTTTGCATCCGTAATGATTCCATCTTTTACTTTTATCTGTAGCTTCATCACATCGCCGCAGGCAGGTGCCCCTACCATACCTGTACCAACGTCATTGTCGTTTTTATCAAACGATCCAACATTGCGTGGATTTTCGTAGTGATCAATCACCTGCTGTGAGTAGGACATGTTAGTTCCTGCTACCTGGATAATACTTTTGATCTCCGCCAAACTTGACACTCTTGAGCTTGCGGCCTTTCTGAGGATGTCCGCTGCCTTTGACTCCCTGCTTGCCTCTACCATCGGTGTGTTCACTATCGTGGGCCAACATACCTCGGGCCACACACTGGGCGTATCTAACATTACTTAGGCGTGCTTTGCCCACAGAGCATTGGCTCTGTGTAGGCTCAGCGATTTTTCGTTCTAGCAGTTCGTTTATTAGCATCAATTATTTATTTGAAAAGAATCAATCCCATGATCAATGTCTGTGCAACAAAACCCAAACAGATAGTGGCCACATACAAGAAGTTGCGTTCAATCAAGCTCTTGAAGAATAGTGTAAGCAGTCCTGCCCAAACAAACACCATAAGATCCACAGGCGGAAGTCTGTCGCTCTGTGCCATCAGCACAGCCAATAGTGTTGGAATGCTGGCAAAGTGCAGCAAGACGATAGTGATCCAACCTAAGGTATGTGCGCTGATACGTCCAAGATGCTCTTGCAACCATGCGTAGACTTGTCCGGGGATATGGCTGATGCGATCGATGAATTCCATTTTGCTTCCTTACTTGTAAAAGATGTGATGTCCAATTTTAGCTACCTGCTCTTTTTTCCATCCGGGATTTATATAATCCGCGTGGTAAAATAAAGCATTCTTCAAACTGGGCAGACGGTAGTCTTCCAGCAGAACTTTTTGAGCAGCAATCATGCTCTCGTTATAATTGGCACGATTGGTGGGCCTAAACGACACTTCCCTATCGCATACCCAACTGAATTGGCAAACTATCTTTTGGTAGAACATGTTCTTTTGATAGATGACTTTGCAAACGTCGCCGGGAAACTGGCTGCTGTTCACACGATTCATAGTCACTTGTGCCACAGCGATCTTGCCCTCGAAAGGTTCGCTACCAGCTTCGTAGTATATATTTTTGGCGAGGCAACCTAATTGTCGTTCTCGCATTTCTGCTGTGATCTGACTTGTTTCAGTCACTTCTGTTTGGGATAGCTTGTTTGTCACTGCCCAATTTAGCAGAAATAGACTAGCAGTCAAAGCCAAACACATTAAAATTAAACTCAGTATCTTGGATACTTTTGGTGTATAGGCCTGTTCCCTCTCTAGCGCAATAGTAGTCATAATTGACCTCCTTCTCGAGTTAGCGGTAAAATAGTTATCTTCAGTAGCGAAGTTTACTACGAAACAGGTAGAAAGTCAAGGGTTTTTGGCTACTTTGGGGTTCTGTTCCACTCTTTGAAGTGTTTGAACAGGGGATGCTCGTGTTCCTGAGTGGGATCCATCAAGGGATCTAGCAGTCCCGGGATCATCTTATTGAACAAGTCTTTGTTATCAGTCAAGGCAGCGAACATGGCTTCGCGTTCTTCCTTGTGCATGGACATTAGATTATCTATCACATTCAATGGCTTAGGTATTTCTTCAGCGTCTGTATTATTTGTCTGATCTGTCATGTTGTTTCCTCATTTTTCTTTCGGCCAAGTAAACTGCTACCTTGCCCACCAATTTGAATCCGTATTTAATAGCCCGTCTGGACCTAGTGTTTTCTTTGCTGGCCATCACTTTGCCCAGGACTTTATTCAAGATCTTGATATTTAATTTTCCAAGTAGTTTATTACAAAGGAACGCACCGTAGGATATTTCCTTACTGCTAGTGGCCATTTCATGCAACACTTCGCTGACTCGATCCGGGCTGGTGATACCCTGGTCAACTAACAGTCTTGCCCAACCACCGTCACCCATGATAGAGGTAGTACCATAGCCGTTAACTATGAATGTTCCATCACCTGTGACCCAAAGGTTATAGACATCTTGTCCACTAGCAGGCACCATCCTATCTGGAATCAATTGCTTGGTCATACCTAACCACGGATATGCATTGTATGTTCGTTCAGGATACACGCTGTGCAACTCATCGTCGATATACATAGGATGGTTCACTGTGATAAATGGTTCTTCTTTAACAGATATGGAATATAGATATCCGAACCTATCGTCAAGCGTTTTTTCAACATATGTAACTCGATTGTTTGCAGTTTTATTTCTATTGAATACCAAGTCACCTACTTGTACTTCTTTGATAGGTTTGAAGGTACCGTCGGACATACTGATCAACGAGTCCCCGGTAAAACATACTTTTGAAATGAATGCTATTACCGAAACAACTACAGCAATCACTACCGCAACTACGAAGGCTGTCGTTTCTAAGGCAAATGCTATTAATGCGACTGTAGCCAGTTCACCTACTAAGAAAAATACAGCAACTCCTATAGCAATCGCAATAATCAAATTAACCCAGAATGTATCCGGCTCCTCACCAGGTTTACCGTATCCAGATTTTTGTCCAGGCGCTGGTTTATAGCTATAGGGATACGCTTTAACTAATGTGGCGACCTGCCCACTGCTTTTAAATCCATAAAAAAATCTAGTCTTATCTCTTTGGAATGGACCTTCTAATTGATTGTACCTAGATGCCTTCTCCCCAGTTTCCCACTTAACAGGATCTGTTATCAAATTGTAATAAAACGGCAAACCTACAGAATATGCTAAAGTTAAACTCAAGGAAAGTTCTCCCACAGATTCCTTTGCTTTCCAAGGTATCATACTTATGCCAACATTTCCATTACCATCATCTGAAACAGCAAATATACATCCAGCAAACTCATCTTCATCTCCGCAATAGGATCCATAAGTTTTGCCTTGGGCAAAATCATTGGTTTTGACTAGGTAATCTCTGCTCTTATATAAATGTTTACCCTGTGTGAGTGGTATCCTATAAACTTCGGCCCAGTAGGCATAAGCAGTTCTCCTAGGAAGTCTAGTATCC